AATTATTTCGTCATTTGTGGTATTTGTTGCAAGACCAGTATATGTGTACTTTCTGGCAATTATACTATCTGTGGCTAATACAGTAGGATATTCAATATAAAGTATATTCCTATTTGCAGAAGCATTACTGCCATAGACTGGGAAGCATGACAGATTTCCATTATTACCTATGGTATATTTAGGGGATGATGCTGTTGCAAAGTGAATTGATTGAGGATTTATTAAATCGTAAATTCTACTAAAAGGGACTTCGGTTGAAACCTTTTGACTAACTCCTTGAAATACTGTTATAATTTTTTTATTGGTTGCATTAAATGTACCTGTTGTCGCACCTGCTGCTGTTTGCAGTAATGCACTTTGTGTTAAAACTTGTTGAGGCAGACTATCTATAATTGAGCGAATAGATGATGTGAGGAAATCCCCCATCTTAGTAGCATTGACTGAAGTGGCATCGAATTTAATTAAATCCTGTACTTGAGTGTTATAATCTTGATTGTCTGTCCAAAATGGCATATTTATCCTTTAGTTAATGGGAGCCCATAAAGAGCTCCCATATAACATTTTGTACTCTACTTAAGTAAGCTTAAATAAAGAGTGTGATTCGATTAATGAAATACCAACACCTTCATCAGACATGTATTGGTCTTTTATGCCATCGTATCCATTGTCAGACTTAATGTTAGTCTGATACATTGGAGAACGATATTGAGCATGGAAAAGATTATCATCATCAATAATCAACATGTGCTTATTGTAGTTTCCTCGTAAAGCAGGAGTAGGAATCAACTGAAGCATTCCATGAGGAGTTTCCATGGTTCGATAATTGAACCCTAGAGCATCACGCTTCATGTCACCTAAGTTAACTGTCCATCCTGAGTTACCACCATAAGTACCAGCAGTAGCAGAAAGTTTATTCCACTCACCTAAAGCACCAGCACCAACGAAAGCACGCTTAACGCCACTTGCAGGGACATATTGGAAAACTTTTTCCATGTCATCTACAAAGTCGGCATAACCGTAACCACTAGAACCTGCTGAAACATTACAAGTGAATACATTTTGACCATCACCTGTTGTTGCACCATATGTTTCTAAGGCACTTACGATTCCATAAGTACTTCGGATTAACTTACCATCAGCATCATTACGACCACCATCAGCCATAGCTGTACCAGTCATACCTGTACCACCTACACGAGTACCGAACAAGAATGCTTTCTCTTTTTGCATTTTGTGCTCTTGGTTCTTCATTTCTCTTAATCGTGCTAATTCAGAAGACTCACCACGAAGAGCTGCTTGAAGAAGTGTACCAGTAATCTCAAGAGGAGTTTTGAAGATTTGTGTAGAATTATACACTACTTCTAGCTCATCTGCCCATGCTTCAGGAGATACTTGACCTTCACCTTGTGCATTACCGATTACTTTAAACACATCATTGTTTGCTAATGCAATGTTAGCATCAGTCATATTTTTCACTGATATATCGCCATTAGATGCAACTGCTGTTATAATAACAACACCTTTATGTGCACCTGAAGTTGCATTAGCAGTAGCATACACTTCACAAACTAAACCTACCCATGAAGCATCTGGAGCACCAAGGCCTTCAATTTCATCAACACCGTTACCTGAATTTGCTGTATCATTAGCAGTTACTGTTCCTGGTGTGGTTTCGTTTAATCTGAACTGTTGTTTTACCCAAGGATTACGATGCTCGAACATCTTGAATATTGGGTCATTTGTTTGACGGGTCTCTTTATTTGAGATAACTGTCGTGAATGGAGCTACATCTGTCCACAATTCTCTTACAACTTGTGGATCGATGTAGAAGTCACGCCTATCTGTAAAGAGAACACCACTGGCTCCTAAATTCTTCGCCATTTTTTATTACTCCTTTACCGTTTTTTAGATAAAAGCCCAGCACTAAAAGCCTGTTCATCTGTCATTGTTGGAGCAGGGGTACCCTGTTCAACAGTCGCAGTTCTAGGGACATTCATCCGTTGATTCTGCTGTTGCATTTGAATTACTTTTTGTTGCGCTTCTACTTGACTTCTTGAAGGAGAGTGAGCTGCATCATAGATTTTAGCTAGATGTTCCATAGTAACATTGCTTGGATTTTGAGCCCATGCTATAAAGTCGCTAGACTTTTGGGCATCCCAACCAAAGTTATTCATAGCATATGATTGAGCTTGATTAACAGCCTGAACTTCTTGCTGTCTAGCAAATTGAGCTTGCTGCTCTTGTTGCCTATATGCATCGACTTTACCATAGTAATCAATCATGTCATCTCTATATTCATCTTTAGCTAATCTATATTTAAAAGATTCACTCTCTGGATCATTATATGCATCGACCTCATTATATGAATGTGGTTTAACAGGTGCTTCAGGCTGCTTCAATGGTCCTTCAAGATTTCCTTGGGAAGGGGAACCTTGATGGGGTGCATTGGAGAGACTTTTTTGCTCCAACCGATTAAGCAACTCAGGGTCGCTTTGAATAGCCTCTGATATTGGGGCAAGAGTATTTTTATAGTACTCTAATTCTTGTTGGATTTTAAAATTCTCATTCTTTGCCTTATCGGCCTGTGATTGCCAATATTGCATACGATTTGGGTCTTCAACTGGCGTTACTGGTTCTTCAAGCACTTCTTGAGGAGCTTCTTCTGTGAAGTTTGGCTCACTATCTGGTGATGTTAAACCTGTAGGCATTCCATTATCCTCTAAACCAGAGCCGAATGGTTGATTGCCTATGTTATTAGTCGCAATTGCATCGTCACCTACTTGGAACATCCCAGTTCCATTGCCAGTTGGAGCTTCTGTCCCTGGTGTTTCCACAGGAACCTCTAAGCTCTCAATAGGTGCTTCAGCAGCATTGCGAGTTTCTATTATGTTATCCATCGTCATCTTTCTGCCATTGTAACCTTAAAGGCCCAGCATGGCTTATATTCCGATTACCTTCTTGTTTTGCTCAGACACCTCTGACATTGTATCATCTTCAATATCAGAAACTGCCTCTTTGAGTTTGGCAAGTTCATCACCTGCCCTAGCTTTATAGAGGCTTGAAGCCATTTCGGCTTTAGCTTCTGCTTTCGCTAATTTCACTTCAAATTCTTTAAGTTCGACTCGTTTTCTATCGTGGAGAGATTCTCTATGTGCTGTTTGTAAATCGCCTTCGAGGTCTTTAATCTTTTCTTGAGCTTGTTGTAAAGCCCCTTGTAATTGAGACATCTGTCCAGATCTGGCAAGTACACCCTCCATATCAGCGACATCTGTTTGTTTTAATAATTCTGTTTGGTCAATAACACCCATTGAATATAATTCTTTATAATATTCAAATCGGGCCCATCTATTATTTGGTAGCGTAGAACCAGCCACAACAACAACATCATAATGCCCAATAGTTACATCATTAACCTTCCCTAAGAACTCCCCTGTTATATCGTGATATACAGGTTGATTCAACTCAATCTCTGCCTGTGTATTATTGGGTTTTAATATCCTCAACATCTTTCTATCAGTGTAGATATATTGAATCATATTCACAACCACCTTTGCAATCTCATTTAGAGATGCTTCAATATCATCTTTTTTAGACCTAATTCTACGCTGACCAAATTCATCCAAGGCAATAGTGCCTTTATAAGTTTGAGGAGCTGCACCTTGGTCACCTTGCATAAGTGCATATATACCAAGTATCTGCTCTATATCTGCTTTAGCATCTGCCTCATTCTTATATAATTCATTAGGAAGTGGTACTGGACCAGCAACGATTGGTTGACCAAGTTCAGGATCATATTCAATTACTGCTGTACCTGCCCTGCCCCATTCTTCCTCTAATTGCCTCTTATTCATAGAACCACGAGGAATAAGCAACTTCACATTTGTTGAGGAAGATGCATGTGCAACGATTAAACTTCTAATTTTATTTATATATTCCTGTAAACCTTTAACAAGTCGCACATCACTCATTGGATAAGGATTACGATTATGTCGATTCATAAATGGAACAATTGGATATCTATCTATAGGAAGCACTGCAGAATAGAGGTACTCATCTCCAACAGATAGACATACCTTGATATTTGTTTGCTCTATAGGAACAACTTCAATCAATCCTTCATCTATCATCTCAGCCTTCTTTAGAGGAATAAGCTCTGTAGTAGAGCCTGGAACAGACATTTGATTTTCTTCACCTTTTACAGGAAAAGGCTGTCCAGTCTGAGGATCCATCTCCATATGGAAAACTTGACCTACATTTTCATAAATTTCTTGCATTTGAGCCACTGCTTTAGGCTCAGTAATATAATTACGACCTTGAGCAGTAATTGTAAGCATACAATCTTGAATTTGATACTCTTTGAACTGCTCTTCATTTAATATTTCTTCCCTGTTTTGATAAGGGTCAAACACTCGCTTATATGCAACCTTTACCTTTGTATATCTTTCAAATAGCTCTAATTCTTTATCTCCATCTGAATCTCTATCTTTATTCCCTGTAACAGGAAGTACCTGCTCATCTAATAATCCAAATCGAGTTGTAGTTGGTAAAGATAGGTGTGATGTTTCAGTTGCAGATTCTATTAATTCTTTAAATTGAGGATAAGCATCAATAAGCTGAGACTTCATTACTTTCTTGCCAACGATAATATGATTTGCATCGTGACAGAATTGGTCTTGTGAAGATGGGTCTATATAAATATCCAATGGGCTTATAGCCTTTAAGCATACCTCACCCTTACTATAATCTTTCTTAGGGTCTATATATGCACTCATAACACCCATACCCATAACATAGTAGTCGTCAATGACTTGTTTTAGAACTGCATTGCCATTGCTATTGTCCCAGATCCACGACATTAAATCGGAGAATATTCTGCCTGTCCGTACATCAGAGTCTTCTCTTGCTGCAGATTGGAAACGGGGGGAATTTGAGGTTAGCAGAGCCTTGGCTTGCTCTACCGCACTGTGGATGACATTAACGACTACAGGTTCTTGGGCTCTATTTCTTAAAGTCTTTACCTGCTTATCGGACCACTGCTTTCCATTTCTAAATTCATTATCTTCAACAGCTTGTTTAGCCCACTCTGAACGCTTACTGGAGTAGTCCTGTATAAGGTCGGTTGTTAATTTTGCTTCTGGATTCTTATCTGGCATATAAAGTTACACTTTAATCTTTGGGCGTAACTTACTGCTTTTACTACCACTTATGCAACTTTAGTTTACAAAAGTTTACAATTAAGCAGTCTTCCAGTCATATCCACCATCTAAAAGAGGGTTTCTACGCTTCTCATTGCCTTTTTCTTTATTTGTATGGGAAGGTGTGTATATACCTTTAGTTGCATAAAAGAGCCCATCTAATAAATCATCGTGCTTACCACGAGGGTACATAAGCAGTTCATCTCTTAATTCTTCCATACTCTTTTGCATATAGAACTTCTTTTGAGCAAAGTATGGCTCCATAGTCTCTAATCTGGATGACTTAGAGGTTCTGGGATTCTCCTTAATCTCAAGACCTGGGATAAATAGACCATCCTCTTCACATCGCTTACGGATATATTCACGAAGCATCTCCTGATATCCTACTGATTCTATCCTAGTTTTATCAGGTTTATATATCTTTACCTGATTTAATATAGCTTCTGCTACATTCATAGGAGTTGCTCGTTTTCGATAATAAGGTAAAACGAAACGATTACCATCTTTATCCACTGCTACAGTAACAATGACGGAGAAATCGGCTGTCTGTCTTGTGGATGAAGCTGGATCAACTCCCATAAATATATTAACTGCACGGGTTTCATCTATATCTTTACCATCTAAGTTTGTTATCTTCAGATATGCATTATCATTATCATACTCTAACTTACCTTCATAGTACTGGATATAGTCATCCCTAAAGAGTTGGTCCTCATCTCCGACTACCTCACATAGATATTCTCGATAAAAGACCGATACTCTATTAATACTTTCTAATTCTTTCTTCTTTTCTTTTAACTTCTTGATTGGCTGCCAATCTTCCCATAATGCCTTATTATTATCCAAATCAGGTTTAAAAAGCATATTCTTCCAGCCTCTCATTTCCTTCAATGTCTCTACCATGCATCTTTGATGGATTGGAGTACCAATAATTGCAATCCTACCCTTTACAGGATCCAATGATGGAACTGCAGATTGCAGTAACCAGCGAAGATTACCTTCCATAGCCTCCGATGTCTTAGTGTTATTCTCATCCTCAGGGTCGTCTACGATAATAAGAGTAGGTCGCTGGTTACCATGTTTAATTCCTCGTAATTGTTGTCCCGTACCTTTGCATATAATCATTGAACCATCTTTAAGCTCTATCTCAGTCTTAGCCCAAGTTCTAGCAGAATTGACTCCCCAGTATCCAAACATCTGTCTAAATGTCTCTGAATAGTCTAATACATCCTTGATTGTACCCAGAAGCTTAGTTGCATGGTCTTGTGTACGAGATACAAGCACAATTAGCTTTGGGCCTTTGCTAAACATAATATGCCATAATGGGAATACACCCCCTACAATGGATGATTTAGCATGACCACGAGGGGCTATAATATTGATTTGCTTAACTGAATTATCTTTCAATTCATCTGCAATAGTATAATGGAACTCAGGCGATTCAGCAGAGAACATATTCGGCATAGCTACTTTACCAAACAGTATCATATTATTTTTTAATTTAGCTAATACTGTCGACTTCTGCTTCAAGTCTTCTTAACCTTTCTTCCATATTATCAATCAATCCCTTCCAATCAACAGGTTGATGTGCATCTATCTCAAGTTTTGCAACTCTTCGTGCTAGAGCATCTATCTGGTCCTGTATCTGTAGGACTATCTCCTCTAGTAGCATGATGAGGGGATATCTCCTTTCTCTAATCTGTCAATAAGGTCATTTATAT